AGCAGAGATTAAATTTCTCCGCCGCCGCCCCAAGCCTGGGTTTCCACAGAGCAGGCGAATGTTGTGTACCAACTCCCTGTCGTTGCTCAGCAGTCCCGAAGGACGCATTGCTTTGAATTACCGTCGTGCGATTAATTACCCAAAATATAACCCAGAGACCAAGACGCTGTTAATTACTTGGGATATTTTTATGCAAGATTACAGGTGTGTCAACATGTCAGCTTGCGATTTAATAAATGTGATCCCGGCAAATAAAAGCTTTTGGCAATATTTTAATGAGCAACTTGGAGTGATGTCCACAGATCAAAAAGTAAGGTTCATGAACACATGACATCAATAGAAGAGATAGAGAGGAATATTTCTAAATTTTTGCAAAAAAATATAGTGTTTACTATTGAGCATAAGACTCTCAAGAAAGGCAGATTGCTTTTGTTTTGTGTTAAGGATTTCTTTTGCGCATTCACATTGTTGTGCGAAGAAAAAAATAATAAAAAGATTGTGTATGAAATACCCTACCCCTTTGATGTTGCGGTAATGCCAAATAAATTAATCTTTGACTACACCTTAAAGCGGTTCTGCAAGAATAATACAGAACTGGAAGAGGCAGTTAAGTTGATATTGCCAGAAAAGCCATCCAAAATTTTCAATAAAAAGATTACCATAACATCGCTTTAATACTGGAGAGGTTAGTATATAATGAGTTGTGTTCAGTAGATACGTTCAGCACTTTCCTAAAGAATATAATCCCAGTGATCACCAAGTAAAACTCATCAAAGGGGTGGAGAAGGCGTTCAATAGTGGCAAGAAGTTCGTTATATGTTGTGCGCCAACAGGCACAGGAAAGAGTTTCTTGGCCAAAACGCTTTCAGGGCTAAGCTCCAATCCAACTGAAAAGTTTGTCAATTTTGTAAAAAGCTATGCAGCCTACAGGCAGGATTTCACTGGCAACTATATCAATGAAGTTGACTGTATCTCTCAGCCACCGTTTGGTACTTTTGCTCTCACAATAACCAAATCTTTGCAAGATCAATATTTGAAACTGTTTCCAGATACTGATGTCCTCAAAGGTAAAACCAATTATCTTTGTGATATAGACAATAATTATGATGTTGAAACAGCTCCTTGTGTGCTGGTTCCAAAGATCAAAGAAGATTGTTGGGAACAAAATCGTTGCCCCTATTATAACAAACGCAATGATGCAGTTTTATCTAAGTTTGCTGTTTTAAACTACAAGATGTTTCTCTCGCTACCAAATCATATCAAAAGAAAAAATTTTATTATTTGTGATGAAGCCTCAGAGCTTGAAGATGAGCTTGTAAAACAATTTTCTGCAGAAATAAACTATGATAGACTTCGTGCATATGGTCTTGAGGTGCCAACTCTTTTAACTGAGAATCGTGAAAAAACGCGCTCATGGCTTTGTGATCTTGTATTTTCAATAAGCGAGCAGATCAATCAACTTATCAACAAGGCAAATAAAAAGCAGAGAACATTTTCCCAGCCAGAAAAGATAAGAGTGCAATATCTTAAGAATATTCACAGTGCTCTTACAACTGTTGATACATTGTGGTGTGAGTGTGAATATGTCATTGATCGAGATTCTAAGAAAGTATTATTCACCCCACTCAAAGTCTGCAAGCTTACCAAATATATTTTCGATTGTGCAGATAATGTCTTATTAATGTCGGCAACCATCATTGATCATAAAAACTTTGCAAAAACATTAGGCATTACAGATTATGAGTATGTGGAAGTGGAGAGCGGATTTGATCCACAAAAATCACCAATTTATGTGTCATCACAAAACAAGTTAAATTATAAAAACTTACATCACATGCTTCCTGGCATATGTGATCAAATCAGTGCCATTGTTGAACATCATAAAACTGAAAAGGGTATCATCCATACCCATTCCATGGAAATAACCAAAATGATCAATCAAAGATTGTCTGCAAATAAGCGGTTTTTATTCAGAGATGAATTGGCTAATAATGGGAGCATTTTAAAAGAGCATTATGAGACAGATTTACCTACTGTACTTGTGTCGCCATCACTGGCTTTTGGTGTGGATCTGAAAGATCATCTGGCGCGCTTTCAAATCATAGTGAAGCTGCCTTTTCCACCACTATCATCAAAATATGTTAAACAATTGTTTGATGTAGATAAGAATTGGTATGAAAACAAGATGTTAAATGCTTTGGTACAGGCATGCGGCAGAGCCACTAGAAGCAAGGATGATTTTTCCACAACCTACATATTGGATGGAAATGCTGTTAATGTGTTGAAGCGAGCAAAAACAAAGCTACCTAAGTCCTTTATTGATCGTATTAATTAATAAATAATATCGTGAAGAACGAAACGTTTCATTTTGAAATCAAAGATCTACTGACTCAGTTTGTAGCTGCTTTTGATGACATCATCATCAAGCGCTTTGATAGAAACAGAACACCTCAACAAAGAGTGCAAGTCAGATATGTATATGCACCCAAAGAGCGTGTAATATATGATTTAGTAAACAAGGCTCAAAATCTAACTGTGCCAGTCATATCCATCAACATCAACAGTATCAGCAGAGATGAAGCACGAGTGTTCAACAAGCTGGCCGGGTTTTACACATCTCGTGGGGTCAGTGAAACAGATACCAGACTAATATCTCAATTTTATCGAACACCTGTGCCAGTGAACATACAGATCAACATGTCCATTTTAACAAAATTTCAATCTGATTTGGACCAGATCATATCCAATTTCATACCTTACAGCAACCCCTACATTATTCTGTCATGGAAAGTGCCAACAGATTTAATAGGTGGCACTGTGCCTCAAGAGATACGAAGTGAAGTGTTGTGGGATGGAGGGCTTACATTAAACTACCCAACAGATTTAGCAGCAAATGAAAAATATAAGATTTCAGGTGATACAGCGTTTACCATCAAAGGATGGCTATTTCCATATGCATCCAATCCATCCTCCAACATTTACAACATCAACACGAATTTCTATGTATCCAGAATCATCACTGATTTTGAGGCACTATCGAGCAATAGCTACACATACCCATTGAGCTCCAATCTAGTTAATGAAAGAGAGAGTTTCACTGTGATGAGCGCACCGGACTTGACAAATGTGGAATACGTTAACATAGAATACTTGTAAATAATAGTTTAAGTCTTATTCTTTAATAATAAATAATATATTATATGGCAGATTCAAATAGGGAGAGTACTTTCGGCAGAGACATAATGAAGTTTATTTCATCCAAGCTTCCCTATCAATCTGTAAGTGTGCATGATAAAATCAAAGCTCTTAATCCAAAGTATGATGAATTCTATGACAAGGGCACAAAGCGAGAAGAAGCATTATCAAGACAATCAGTTTCCTCATCAATAACTTTCACAGATGATCTTTATGCAAATGTAGTTCAGAATAAAGATTATCATAATTTCATGTATGCCAACCTGCAACCTGACAAAGGTCGCAGATTAGTAGATTACAGAGTGATGGCTGCATTCTCTGAGGTAGCTGACGCATTAGATGAAATATGTGATGAGTTCATCAATGTTGATGACAATGGTGACATTGTCAAATTAACATATAAAACAACCAAATTATCAGATGAACAAAAAGAAAAAATAAGAGTCGAATTTCAAAAATACATAGGGTTTTTTGATTTGGAAAATAAAGGGTGGGAATATCTCAGACAATTGCTGGTTGATGCTGAAGTTTATTTTGAGCACATAGTTCATAAGAAATTTCCACAAGAAGGCATCTTGGGTGTAATTACTGTGCCATCAGATCTAATAGATCCCATTTTTGAAAATGTACAGAATCAAATAGTGCGCGGCTTTTTGCTTAGAAAAAATATCTACGACACCAAGAATCCAGGCAAAGTGGCCAAGGTTGAACTGGTGCCCATGGACATCAATCAAGTGAGCTATATCAATTCAGGAATTTGGAATGAAACAAAAACAGTGCGTCTACCTTTCATTGAGAATTCACGTCGTGCTTACAGACAACTTTCTCTTATTGAGGATTCCATAGTAATTTATCGCCTGGTCCGAGCACCAGAGCGCCTAGTCTTCAATGTGGATGTGGGTAATATGCCTCCACCCAAAGCAGAAGCTTACTTGCGCAAATTAATGCAGAACTATTGGTCTCGCAGAACATATGATGCAGATCAGGGTGCTTCTGTGCAAAAATTCAACCCCCAATCCATGCTTGACAGCTTCTGGTTTGCCAAGAGAGCAGGCAGCACAGGCACTGAAGTGCAGCAATTGCCTGGTGGTGCCAACCTGGGTGAATTGACCGATTTAATGTATTTTGTGCAAAAGCTTTACAAGTCTCTCAAAGTGCCAGTCACAAGAATAAATGTTGAGGATGTGTTCAAGGATGGCACAGATATTCTTCGTGAAGAGTTAAAATTTGCCAGATTCATCATAAGACTGCAGCAAAGATTTGCTGCTGGATTGAAACCAGGTTTCATAACACATCTGAAGTTAAAAAATATCTGGGATGAACTCAAGCTTAAAGAAGCAGACTTTGAGCTTGTGTTCAATGTGCCAACCAATTTCTATGAGCTCCGTGAAAATCAAAAATTCCAACTCAAAGCGGAGAATTTCAACAGCATCACACAAGGTGATCTGGTGTCCAAGACATTTGCTCAAAAGAAATATTTGGGTTGGTCAGATTCAGACATGATGGCCAATAGAGAGTTTCTTAGAAAAGATAGAGAGATGCTTTGGGAGCTGGATCAAATTACCAACGGTGGACCCAATTGGAAAGATCTGGGTGCTGTGCAACCTG